TTATGGTTGATGATAGGATTCCACTTTTCTTGGAGTTTTTCTGAGTTGAACATGTGAGTTAATTCCTTATTTTAGGAGTTAAATTGTTTATGACTTGAGTGTGCGGGTAATTGCTGAAGAGTAAGCTGCCATCACTGGTGTCAGTTCAATTTCTTGACCCGATTCATTGAGGACGGTTTCTACTTCATTTTCTTTGGACTTCTTAACAATCTTACGGAAGTATGATTCTTTGACGGACTGAACCTTCTTTGAGAAAGATTCGGCGTCTTCAAAATCAATGCCTTCTGCGAGAGTGGTGAGCTTGACTGCTTCTGTTGAAGCAAGACCGACTGAAGCCTCAGCGAGAATCTGATTGCGCTTGAGAGCGTTTACAGACTCATTGAGTTTCATGTTTGATTCGGTTGCCTTCATCAGCTGTTCTTCAAGGGAAGCAACATTCTTATTGAGTGTATCAACAAGATTTTCCTTGCCCTGTGGAACTTCGATGTAGCTTTCAGTGAACACATTCTTCAATGCGTTAATGAAATTTTCGGCGATTTCGGTGCGAAGACCAGATTCAATTGCAACTTTGTTTTCTTCCATCCAGGTACCTACGACATAGCTAAGATAGCTGTCGACCTTTTCTGAAAGGGAAGAAGCAATTTTAGTTGTTTCTTCATCCAGTTGGGCGCGGTAGTTTTCCTCGATACGAGAAACTTCTTCTGCAAGTTTGGCCTTAACGGTTGATTCAAACAGTTCGGATGCTTTAGAACGGAAGGCTTCTGAAAGAGAGGTTTCAGCCTGTAAGAGAACATCAAGGTTTTCCTTAACGTCATCTTCTTTCTTATCTTCCTTTTCCTTGTCATCTTCACCTTCGGCAGATTTCTCTGCTTCTGGTTGCTGTTCGTCTTCACCTTTTTCGTCGGCTTTTTCAGCTTCTGAATCATCTTCGGAGCCTGCCTTTGGTTCTTCAGCTTTTGGCGTCTCTTGTGGAGTCGTCAGAGTGCTGTAAACATTAGCAAGATCCTCAGTCTTCATTGTCGACATATGTTGATACATCGCGTTGATGAGCCCAGCTTTAGTTTGTGGAGCCTGTGCGACCGGAGCAGCTGCAATAGCTGAATCGGTAGCCGCAACGGCTTTTTGAACTTCTGGTGCAAGTGCTGGAGACTCTGGTTGTCCCAGAGAATGTGGCGCAACTGCCACCGGCGCAGCACTTACTGCGGACGCAACTGCATCGGCGGCTGGTTGTACAGCATCCGCGGCAGGCGCATCGGTCGGTACTGCATTTGCTACTGGAGCATCCGCGGTACCTTCTTTTTCGTCATCAAGCTTCTTCTTGCCTTGTTCCTCGCCAGAAACTTCAACGTCTTCAACGAGTCCATCAGCAAGTAGTTCCTCAACAGTGATGTCTTCAATGAGATCAACTTGATCTTTTGATGTGTGTGACATATTTGTTTTAGATTTAGCCTACTATAATAGTATAGTGGTTAAAGTTTAGAGAGGATACCAAGCGAGAATTGCTTGTGATCAGTCTCTGTTAATTCACGAATCACCTTAGATGTATTCACGTTACCATAATTAGCATCTTCAGTTTTACCCATAATAGAAAGTCTTGAGCAATTATTTGAGAACAATTGCATCGAGAAAGTTTTTGAACACCCGAGCCTGAGCTTCAATAAGCTGCTTGGATGGTGTACGGTGGATTTCTTTTTGAATCTTCTCGGCAATGATTTCATTACCGCGAACGAAGTATTCAACGCCTTCCATGATACCATTCACGAAGGCTTCTGGAGCAGAAGGATCCTGAACAATATCAATAGTAGAAAGAACAAAGTCGGACTTTACCGACATAATGCTACCGCTGCGTTCCAGTGAACCCATACCGCGGCTTGAAACGCCAAGACGAACTCCGCCTTCGACAAGACCCTTTACGATATTGCCCATCGGAGTATTGAGGATGAGAGCCTTACCCATTACATTGTGTCCGTCCCATTTCAGAGAGGTAATGCGATGTGAGACCTTATCAAGGTTCACGGTAGGACCGTCTGGGTGATTCAGTTCGCCAACTGCACGACCCGTTGCAACTTGCTCGGTAACGTATTTGGTGACTGCGGGAGAAAGAACATTGTAGCGATAGATGCGACCGTTACGGTTTGCCTTTTCGGCTTGCATAAAGACGCCTTCGACGTAGGTTTTCTTTTCTGCGCCGATGCCTTCGGTAATATAACCGATGTCACTATCGAGATGTTCTGTGATGAGTTTCATTTGAAATTATTGTGCTTCGGCATCATGATACGCCATCATATTCTTATGATGTTGCATCAGTAAAGTGTGATATTTGCCACCTACAACAGACCGGCGTTCGTTGTGACGGTCATAAGCAAACTGATGCATTTTACTTGCTTGCTTATGATATTCTGGTCTGGTCGCGTGCTGAGAATGTGAGTTTGCAATGTTGGTTGCATCATGCGCATAATCATCAGCAGTTGCCTCAGTAATAACCGAACGAACAGAATTGATGAAATCTTGCATTTAAAATTATTGTTGATAATGATAGCTGTCCAGTGCGCGCCCGCGCATATACTTATGATGATCCGACATCTTATCGTGATGCTTCGATAGTTCTAAATGATGGGCTTTAACCTTTGGATCCGAACTATGTTGTCCTGTAGTAGAATGAAGTAAAGAAGCCGCTTTATGTACATCTGAAGCCGTCTGATGATGTTGTCCACTACTATTGCGTTCGCTTTTTTCAGCGGATTTTAACGTCCATGCTTCTGCTTCCTTACTGGCTTCCGCAGCAGCATCTGAAAAAACACCTTCGGTGAGCTGAACACGAGCAGTATTAATTAATTCTCTCATTTAGCTTCCGGAGTTGGTTTCTTATTGTAAAGTTCCGAAGCCAAAGATACCTTGCGTTCATCAAGAACGGCATTAATCTTGGATGTCATCACGCGAGTAAAGTTCTCATTCGCTTCCGAGGCTTTCCCGGACGCCAATGCTTTAATCATTGTGGTAATGTCGTTATTCATTATGAAGCTATTTATATGTTTTTGTAACTAAACATTATTGACCCGGCGGCATTGCGGGTGCCGGATTTGCCATACCCTCAATTTCTGCCATTCGTTGTTCTTCAGCCGCCAGAGCCGAACCATCCTCATTCATTTCGGCATCCATCATCTCCATATCCTCATCGGTCTGGCGTAGGATATTACGGCGGACCCATGTATCGGAGAAGTATTTGCCAATAAATGGCTGTGCAGCTGTAAGGAGCTCAATACGTCCGGTAAGGACTTCTGCTTCTTTTAGCTCGGTGAAGTAATTGTCCTGACGGAAATCAACCGTCATATCCTCACGAATCTGTGGCCAATCTTCTTCGGTAATGATACCCTTGAGCATCAATTGGGTCTGAAGTAGATCAAAGAACATGATCGAGAACTTCTTGCGGAGACGGTCGACAAACTTCTGGAACTTAACCTCATCACGTGAAATCTCTGTGGTTCTACCAAGGCTGAATGGAGTTTCTGGCTCCATACGACCGATTGGTACATTCAGGCAACGATAGAGTTTCTTTTGGAAGAACAGGATGTCCTCAATCTGACTTAGGTTCTCGCCGCCCGGAAGCGTAGAGATTTCGGTACCACGACCACCTTCGCGGCGTGGAAGCCAGAAGTCTTCAAGCATTGACATATGCTTACGGTCATCACGGATTTCACCCGTCTGAGCATCATATACCAACTTATTGCGGTACTGATTCATGATGGTGCGCATATATTCTTCCGCCTTACCCTTTGGAAGATTGCCAACATCGATGTAGAAAATACGGCGTTCCGGAGCACGTGCGAGACGATAGATGACCAATGAGTCTTCCATCATGCGCAGTTGATTCACCGGCTTGATTGCCTTATGAAGAGGAGATAGGACGCGCTTACGGGTTGCATCAAGAATACCGGATGGTACATAACAGATTGCATCCTTATTAATCTTGAGACCGATGTCCGACTTCTGAAGACCGCCATCTTGGTAGAGGTAATACTCATCAAGATTCTTAATGATTTTGGCACCCGTCTTAATGTCGATTTCTTCTTTAATCTCACGAACCTTACGGATACGGAGTGCATCAACGGCGCGAAGTTCTTGGATACCTGCATCCGGTTGAGTTTCATCAATGATCATATGATAGAACAAACGTCCATCAACGTACCATCTACGGAAAATATCCTGACCGTTATTGCTGAAATTGAGTAATTTGCACAGGTGATCAAACTCTGCGCGAATCATTTTCTTAATTGAAGCCGGCTGTTCCAGACGGTCCAAGTTAAGGTGTGCTGGAGCATCATCATGGTCTCCAACGATTGCTTCATTTACAATATCGTCGATTGCCTGGTCGCACTCGGGCTGTTCAGCTGCAATACGATACTTGCGGATAAGATCAACATCCGTCTTTGCTGCATCTCCATCCAGGTCGAGATACTGACCGTAATAACCTCCGGCGGCAATCGCAGTGGAACCGTCCTCCGAGCTTGCGGGCACGAAAGAAACTGGTTGTTCTGCAATCTTCTTGCGTTTCTCAGCATCGCTGAGTTTTTCAAATTTCCATCCGAAGAATTCCATGTTATATGTGGGGTTGAATAAAAACAGGGGAGGGAATAACTCCTCCCCTGTTGTTTATTTATCCAAATAATTAGACTGTTGATTGAGCCGATTCCCAATAGAGCATCTGAAGCTCTACGCCGAATTCTTCAATTGTATTTTCCGAGTCATAGCTCAGATCAATTGCAGATACGGTTGTTGGGAAAACACCACGGAGGTCGTAACGCTTAGTTACTTCACCCGCTTTGTTGAGTTGTTCAACTGCCATATCGACGGTATAGTCGGCTGGATTTGAACGACCGGTGTTCAGTGCATTACCATTGATACCAGACATCCAACGCTCGAATGAGTTACGGATTTCCATATTGGTATCGTTGATGACGGTAATACCCCACGCTTCAAATACGCGGTCGCCAGCAATTTGCATTTGGCGTCCACGGAATGGAATGGTGATTGGGTTGATGATCGAAGAAGGAAGCTGAGCTGCCTTGATCATGAATGCAGAAAGTTCTACATTTCCTGCGGCATAAGCTGGGAAGTTGCAGGTAACCTTGAAAAGGTTATTGCGAGCTCCACCACCTACGAGTTTTGACTTAAAGTCATTAATTCCTAGAATAGCCATGTGTTTATTCTCCTATTATTAAATGTTAAGATTATTTACCAACCAGTTCAGAGAACTGAACGCCAGAGCGGGTAGCAATGAAGCTCAGGGTGATGTAGTTGATTGAACGTGCTGGTTTGATATAGATTTCAGCACGGAACTCATTGCGGTCGACAACTTCTGCAGTGTTGTTTGTGGTATCACATACAACCGAGAAGTCGGTGAGACCACGGCGACCTTGAACGTCACGGAGGAATGGCTCAACCATATTGCGGAACATTGCACGTGTGAATTCGTCATTGAATTCAAACAGTTGGAATTTAGCCGCGGTAGAGATTGCCTTTTCAAGAGTGATGAAGAGGCGGCGAACATTGATACGGTCGAATGCCGATGGCTTGGTCAGACCGGTCTTGTCACCAAAGAGGATGGTGCCTTGACCTGGGAATGAAACAATCGGATTTACGCTTGCTTTGTAGAGAGCGTCACGGTCGGCTTGTTTTGCATTGTAAGCAAGTTTGGTAACGCCGAGGAGCTGACCACGGTTGAGACCTGCTGGTGAGAACCAAGCATCTGCAACCTGATCGGTATTGGCGCAAAGACCCGCAACGTGTCCGCAAGCTGGAATCCAACGGTAGGTATCAGAATACTTGTCGTAGATTTTGAGAGCGGTTGAATCGTATACGGCGTATGAGCTATTGCCGTAGGTCGTTGCTTGAGCATCTGCTGCCCAGGCTTTTACGTCATCGGCTGGAGTTGAGGTACCAACCGAAGCCTCAAGTGGAGGAGAAAGGAATACAAGAAGATCCTTACGGGTATTAGCAATTTCGCAAAGTTTTGCGGCAATGTCGGTTGCACCATCGGCATCGGCTCCTGCAAAGAGGAGGTTGACATCAACGGTTTCTGTATCTGCAAATAGCTCAAGAGCTGTATTGATAGAAGAAGCAACAACAGTAACATCGGTGCCACCGGTCAGGCTGTAATTAACAACAGCATCGTCGGCAGAACTACCAATAAGAGCTGAATCGGCCTTAAGATACCAGACATATTTTGAATTGTTATTCAGTACGTTCTTGTAGTAATTTGTTGAACCGTCTTCTTTGAGAGCATCGGAAACGGTAGAAACAAATTCATACTTTTCAAGAACTGTTCCTGGAGTACCCGTCCAGAGACCATCTTCGTCGACGATGACGATATGAAATTCATCGACGCCTGGTTGAGCGGTAAATTGATCAACATAAGCCCAAGTGGAAAAAGAAGTTGTACCACTTGTAGCTGAATGTGGGCAAACTGAAACCTTGAGCGAGTTACCTAATGTTCCTGGGTATTTTGCACCCCATGATCCAACTGCCGATTCTTCATCTGCGAAGCTAGAATCGTATTGGTCACGGTTTTTAATCTGTACGCCCGAGTTACCGAGGTTACCAGATGTTGCATTCTTTGCAGTTGTTTCAACCGCGCGAATGACCTTGAGTGCCGTAGCATACTTCAAGAATGAAGCTGCTGTTAAAAATGATTGTGCGACTGCGGTGTCAGTTTTAGAAGGAACGCCGAATACAGAAGCGAGTTCTTTTTCAGAACCGATTGTACGGATTTCCTCAACTGGTCCCCAGCTGAAAGCACCTGCATAGCCACCGATAGAAGTGGATACTGCTGGTACGACGTTTGTTAGGTCAATTTCTTGAACCTGAACTCCTGGTGATACTTGGAATGCCATTAGTTTGTCCTCGTCAAATTTTGAGTTATAAGGTTGTAATAATACGGATATTCAATGTTCTATTTATAAATAGAAGGATTTAGAACAATCCTGTGTTGTACGACTGGGTCCAGACCTCTCCACCTTCGACGGTGTATTTTGGTTTTGTATCTTCGACTGCTGAAAAGTAACCCACCGGAACAAGTTCATCCTCAATATTTTTAAGTCTATCTGAATAGAGCATATGTTTCAGATTGATGTCCGACATATTGATGAACAGATCCGTAGCGACGAACCACGCAAACAGTACGAGAGTCATTACCGTATCATCATGATTGCCGTCGGATGCTTCGTAAGAACTACCATCTTCAACAAAGGTACTTAACTCTGAAATGGTGTCTGGATCCACAACCTTTAGCTTCTTTTGTTCAATAAGATCCTTGAGGTTACTGCAACCAATACGTTTTGTTTTCTTCGTGGTGGTAATACCAATGGCTCCATGCTTCACAATGGACTCCACAAACATATTCTCGTACTCCAGGTCATAATAGAGACCATTGCAAACTACGGATCCCTGGTCATTTGATTCAACCACGACATACGCATTGTTATAGTTCTTTGCGTACTTATAGATCACATTCGGAAACAGTAGCGGTGACATGAGATTGTCTCTGAATGTGCATACGGTATAAAACGGCTGTACCGAAACATCAAAGATTGTGAACGTAGAAAAGTCCTGCCCTCTTCCCTTTGCCACGTCGACCGTCATAATGTAACGATGATCGCTAATGGGTTTCTCATAGACCTTGACATTGTTCTGAGTATAGATTGTTGGCTCGGATTTTAATGTGAGAAGATTCTCGGCATTAATCAATGTCGAACCTGTACCATGGAATGAATTACCGTACTCCTGTTCAAACTGTAACGGAGATGTGTTGGCAATTGTCTGATTCTTCCATTTCTCATCGCGACCCGGAACATCGAACCAGTCCACACGGAACGCTTTGTACTCACTGACTCCTTGTACCGCGCTTTCCCAGAGACGGTGGAATGTATTACCGACACCGTTTGCCGTAGAGGTAATAATGACCTTTGAGGTAGTGCCAGAGGTAATTACTGGGTATGTCGAGGTGTAAAAGGTTGCTGCATTTTCAACGAAGGCAAACTCATCCAGAAACAGAAGGTTGATTGAGAGACCACGAATTGAAGAGCCGGAGGTTGCTGCTGCAATAATGCGCGAGTTATTACTGAATTCAATTGAACCTTTATTCAATGCTCGGCAGCCTGGTTGTAGAAAAAATGGTAGGTTCTCAAGTGCAAGGGTAATACGCGCCAACATTTCACGTGCCGTTGAACCTTTATTGGCAAGTACCGCAATGGTTTTGTCGGGCTGGAATACTGCGTACCAGAGAATATAGATGACGGATGAAATAGACTTACCCGATTGACGACACGCAAGAACAATGGAGAATCTATTGTTTGTGAAATGGTCGAACATCTTCTCTTGGTACGCATAGGGCTTGAATGGAACCAAGCCTCTGTCCAGAGAAATTACCTTGACATAGTTCTTTGCAAAGTAAATCGGATCCTTCATGCACTTGAGGTACTCACTTACTTCGTCCTTTGCAAACTGCTGTTGGACGCCATCTCGTTTGACCTGCGGGTTACCGAGGTAGCCCATCTCTGCATTTTTAAGGTGCATTTGTGACATTTTTTTCTGCGTTCTGAGCAATTAAATGTTTCTGTAAATCGGTAACCGAGCCTAGGAAGACATTGTTATTTGTCACGCTGCCAGTGGGACCAGCCTGAACCTCGCCCTTCTCTTTCTTCTTGACTTCCTTCTTCTGCTTCTGAAGCGCCATGAGTTTATCAGTCATGTCGGAAGTGTTCTTGAGCATATTGCTGAGCACCTCAAATGCACGAGGATGCTCCGACTGTAAGGCAAGTTCCATCATACCATCAATTGCCTTATTCGACTTATCCACAAGTTCCTTATAGGTCTCACGTGAAAAGTTATAGTCGTCCTCAATCTCCTTATTCACCTTCACTTCTGGATCCACAGGAGCCACAGGAACAGCAGGTAGGTTCTGTTCCAAGTTTTTTAAGATTTCTTCGCTTTTGCTCATAATATAGTAAAAGGATTAGGGTTGCGGATCGTCGAATCCGAAGTCCGTTATTGTCTGAACTATAGTATAGTTGTCGGGTGTATCCTCAATGGATCCCACGGTCGTGTGGATATTCACATCGACCTTATTGTTCTGATTCGTGAGCAGATTGACATCAGAAATCTTAATGATGGCCTTATTGGACACGGGACCATAGAAACGGATACGTGTCTCAAAGTCCAGAGTGTAAATGATTGCTCTGCGTTCTGTAAAGTTACCTTCGTAGGTATCTTCAAGATTTACCGCGGTGAGAACAAATGGAAGGTCGGTCGTAAGATTCACCGAATCCAGTTCCTTAATTGTAACGGTATATTCGGGCTGGAAATATGGCAGAATTTGTTCGACAATCTGAAGAGCATCGTCCTGATTCTTTGCCATAATTGAGAGCTGGAAGTTCATTCTGTACGGAGCAAAGGTCCGCACGATATGCTTTGTCAAGGTATCTCCCGAATCAATTGAGGTTACAACATTATTGCGATTAATCTTTGTGGTCGCATCATATACCATATTCGTAATCTCGAAGGACATACGAGGTAATTTCATTGCGACCTTATTTCCCTGAAGGTCCTTCTGTTCATCGAGACGCTGAAGGAACTTAGCCTTGGGACCATACGAAAGCGGAACCCGTACCGAATGTACCACGTGACCCGTTTGGTCTTTGCGTACTACATTGATGTTATTGAAGATTGTTCCGAATACCGAAACAACTCTACGAATATGGGAATGGTAAAAGTGTCCGCTTGTCATAGATTAAAGAGCGGCAATTCTTGTTTTAAAGTCGGCAAAATCTGTACTATCTGCAACCAATGTTTTTAATCCCGATATGCTAATGAATTGCGATTCACCAGTGCTGTCTAAGAT